GGTGGCGGCGCGGGGGATGGTTACAACATCGTTTCCATGCTGACAAGTACCAGTGGCGGCGGTACGGAAGGGGCAACATTCTCCAACTCTGCTACGTCCATTGGGTTGATGGCGGGGTCTAACATCACCCTGAGTCAGACGAGTGGAACCATCGTCATTCGTGCGCCCAACTCGTCTAGTCTTGTCGGGTCAAGCGGGATCAGTATCAGCACCAACGGCTCCACGATTACCGTCTATAACTCCCCGCGTAGCAGTTGGGTAGCGCCCGACTTAGCCCTTTCGGTTGTGGGCGCGATGGGTAACGGGTCATTTTCTATTGCCTATCGGGATGTGCATGCCGCCATTACCGCCACGCGGGTTGATGCGATGTACCATTGGTTGCAAGGCACTACGGCGAACGCGAATACGGTGGGTATTGCCATGACGGTGTTGTGTGGCATCTACACCCGTAATGTGTCAACCCTGAACACCGTATCAAGTGCCTCCACACAGACGACCTACACCTACGCCTCCAACAGCGCGGGGAATACTCAGTTGACAGTAGCGGCCTATCGTCCAGTTTCCATCCCGATCAACATTAATATGAGTCGGGGTGTCTATTACTTTGGGTTTGGCATCAGTACCGCCGCAACAAGCATTGGCACCGCAACCACGACCGCTGCACAGACTATCAGTGCCGTAGGAGTACCGCAAGGGTCAAGCGCGGTGCCGTGGACAGACGAATTTACTAGGGTAACAGCAACATCGGTCGGATTCCTTTCCGGTCACGGCATTTACTCGGCGGCGGTCAGTTCAGTGGTTCCGGCAATCAGTTTGAGCGCGATTAACCAAAGCGGCTCGTACTTCCATCGGGCGAACATTGCTTTGGTGTTTAGAAACTAATGGCGCTCGTTCAATCTTCGGCGGTCAGTAAAACCACGGGTGGGGCGAACAATACCGTCACCCTGAATGGCGTGGTCGCGGGAAACCTGTTGGTCGTGACCGGATCATGGGCGCAGATTACCAATAGCACTCCACCGACATTGGCGGGATGGACGCAAGCAGAAGCACCAACGGGGCAGTTATTGACCATTGGTGGGGCGTGGGCGGGTAGCGTGATTTACTACCGCAAAAACGCCATGTCGGGAACAAACTCCGTCACCGTGGTTCCAGTAGGGGGATCAGCGGGATTGACCTTCCAAATGCACGAATTTACATCCGAGATTGGGCTGGATGAACCGCTGGACGTACACACGAACTCAGCGGGTAGCGGTACATCGGGAAACAGCGGAACCACGGGGGCTACGGCAGTAGCAAAAGAAATTGTGATTGTGGTGATGGGCCTTGCCGACAACAACGGTGTTCCCCATGCCTCAATAGGGCTGAACGATCCGGCAACCACGGGATATACCTCCCTTGGGGTAAACAACAACACCACGGATAATTCGATTGCCTATCAAGCCTCATATCAATATGTCACCGCGACAGGAACACAGATCGGCAGTTGGACTTGGACAGATTCAAGCGCCTATGTCGGCACGATTGCCACATTCAAGTACGCCGCCAGCGGTATCGGTATTTTTTACACCAAGGGATGAAGCCCCATGAAGCCACAAATCGTAGCCGCAGACGTAGGCATTAACAACCAGAATCTTGACGCTGCCATTCGTCGGGTGTCAGCAACGAGTAATTGGAAGCGGCTGGACACCATCATGCTCGTTCCGGCGGGCGGGTCAATTCCTACTAAGGTCGTTGCGTCCATGCTGAATATGTACGCCCCGCCGAACAATAAGTTCTATCGGATGTTTTGTGTGGGGATGGAGGTTGGAGAGGCGTTTAGTCAGGCAATCGAGAATATCCTTGCCCACCCTGAATTATCGACCTATCGGTACATTCTCACATTTGAGCATGACACGGTAGTTGAACCAGATGCGCTTGTGAAACTTCTCGCGCAGATGGAAGAACATCCTGAGTTTGCGTGTATTTCAGGGCTTTACTTTACTAAGGGACTCGGCGGAGTGGCTCAAATTTGGGGCAATCCCAATGACCCTCTGGTGAATTTCCGCCCTCAAGTGCCGATCCCTAATGCCTTGCAAGAGTGTTGTGGAACGGGAATGGGTTTCGCTGCGTGGAAACTTTCAATGTTCAAAGACCCAAAGTTGCGAAAGCCGTGGTTCAAGACACAGACGGAAGGGGGAGTCAGTACGCAAGATTTGTACTTCTGGAGTAATGCAAGACAGAATGGTTATCGGTGTGCGGTCGATACAAGCATACGAGTAGGCCACTTCGATTTAGAGGGCAAGTTTGGCCCACCGGACACAACATGGTAACGAACATGGATGAAGCCATGAAACTCTACTCCCCCGATGGGGCTTCAACGCGGGGCAGCGCGTGTAGGAACTGCCCAACCGAATCTGAGTACATAGAGTTTTTCCAACAACGCCTTGATGAAGCGAGGAACCATGAAGAAAACTGAAAAAGCCATAAAGAACGAGGCGAAGTACGCCTTTATCAAGCCCGCTGATACCGCGCTTCGCGTGATTCGATGCGAAGCCTCTGTTGCGATTGAAGTCTGGTCTATCAAAAACGGAGAAGCCACCAAAAGACTGAAAATCGTCTATTTGGAACCCAATGCAGCGGTAACTTTTGGCGAAAACATCATTGATAGCGCGAGGGGGCTTCTGCAATGAAAAAGACCAAACTTGCCCCTGTAAAGGTCACAAAAGAGGAAGTCCGGTTGTGTGTGGATATTGGCTGCGGGAAGAACCCCAAAGCAGGATTTACCGGACTAGATGCTCTGGATTTCGGGCAAAAGTACGTCCATGACGTAAGGAAAGGGCTTCCCTTCAAGGCAAACTCCGTGGATGAGGTTCATTCCTCCCACTTCGTAGAACACCTGACATGGGCGGAACGGGTGCCGTTTTTCAATGAACTCTATCGGGTAATGAAACCAGGTGCCACGGCAACCATCATTACCCCGATGTGGAGCCACGAATGCTTCTACGGCGACCCGACCCATAAAGAACCCATGAGTCAGTGGTACAGGCTCTATCTCTGCAAAGAATGGAGAAGCACCCAAGCCCCGCATGTGCCTTATACCTGTGACTTCCCCATAAACGACCAAAGCTGTACGGGAACGCTGGAACAGCACATGATGACCCGAAACCCTGAGTACCAACAGGAAGCCGGTAGAAGCCAGATCAACTCCACCCGCGATCTGGTAGTGACGCTTAAAGCCAAAAAATGATCGGCGGATTCCAACCCCTTGCATTTCAACCCGCTTACCAACAGGTTAGCGGCACCCCTTCGGGTGGAGCGCATTACACAGGGGGTTGGTACGATCTTCCCACGGGAAGGCGTAAGAGCAAGAAGGAACTGAGGAAAGAACGTGAAGCATGGGGCATCCTCCCCAAAGAGGTTCAAACCGTCATCAAGCGTGTTGCGGTGCAATATGTCGAAGAACCGGACACCTCAGAAGCAGATACGGAAGCACTGATTCTTGCATTTAGTCGTGCAGAATTGTCGTATAAGGCGCAATATGCCGAGTTATACAGGCAACAGGTGCAAAATATACTGTTGCAGATGAAAGAAGATGAGGAGATTTTTCTACTTTTGCACTAAGTTAACGATTTTTCGTAGAAGTTTTTTGCGTATCTATATGCATTTTCAGCGGTTGATGATGATATAAATCTTCCTAGGCAAATTGTAGTTTTATTAACTGTAATAATTGCATCAAATCTTACGCCATCATTTGTTTTTACTGCATAAACGCCAGAATGACTTTTTTTAGCTTTTATTTTTCTTGAGGTATTTTGAATATTAATTTTCCTAGTCACATCCCTTAGGTTTTCGATTCTATTATCGGATCGGTTGCGATTTAGGTGATCAATTTCATACTTAGGCCATTCTCCATAGTGATATAGCCAAATAAGTCTATGCTCCATATAACTTTTTCGTTCGATATTAATCATTCTGTATCCAGCAGAGTTAATAGACCCTACTTGAGTACTTTTCCTAAAATTCCCATTTTTGGTAAATTTGAAAAGACGACCCGAATCGTAATAAAACAACTCTTTGAGACGCGCTTGGGTAAGCATTTTGATTCCTTTATCAAGGGTATCGAGAAGGAGACGGCAGCGGGTGATAAATCCGCGTTCGGTAATGAGCCTAGCCGTCTTGTCATATTATAACGTGAATTAGGCGAAATTAGGCTCTTTTTGCTCTTACATTGAAAGGATTATCATGTCCCACTATCAAGTATTCGTACCCAAACAGGCTACTGGCGCGTCCCTCATCTACTTTGATTTGTGGGTGCCATCAACTACGCAAAGAAAGATCAGGCTGCTTTCCTGCCAGCCTATCGTATCGGGGGCGGTGGCAGTCGTCGGTACAGTCTCCGTTGATCTGCACTTGCAGCGTACAACCGCAATCGGCACCACGGGTACCGCAATGGTCGTCACGGGCAACTCTATTACCGCGATGGCAATCAGTGGCCGCGATGCGAATCAGGCGTGGGACTTGGGCAATATGTCTGGTCGCCTGACTCCTGGTGGAGGCGCTACCGCAGGGGCCGTATTGGGTTATACCTCGATAATGACGGAAGAAACCTTTGCGTCCTCGTTCATTCCCGGTGTTGATCTAGCCGGTGGCTTCCGTGATGAAACGGGCGCAATTGAACTGTTCCCCGGCACCGGAATTAGCGTGGTTCAAGGGTCTGTTGCCTCGGTTGGCAATATCGCATTTAGTTTGATTATTGAGGCTAAACCACTCTCTTAACAGAAAATAGTTGATTTTGTCGTAAATTGGAGTAAATTAAGCGCACCTACTCGCACAGTAGGGGCTTCCTTAGTGGAGCGAACATGAGTGATGTTGGAACCCCAGTAGATGCGCCAGTAGCGGCCCCAATTGCTACGCCCGAACCTGTCTCTACGGCAGAACAGGTTGTCACCCCCGAAGGGGAGTCGCCGGAAGCGCCCGTTGAAGAACGTAGTTTCAAACAGTCCGAAGTGGACAAAATCGTTCAAACGCGGCTTGCTAAAGAATCCAGACGTTTGCAAAGAGTGGCGGAAGCCGAAGCCCGTGCTGCCTATGCCGAAAGGCAATTAGCCGAACTCCGCGCCCCTGCCAAGTCAGAACAACCGTCAGGCGAACCCGTACCGCAGAATTTCAAGGATTACGAGTCCTATATTTCGGCATTAACTGATTGGAAAGTCGATCAGAAGATGCAGGGGCTACGTCAAGAAACGGAAGCACAGCAATACGCTCGCCAGAAGGCCGAACAAGCCGAAAAGGTGATGCCCAAGCTGAAATCTGCACAGGAAAAGTATGACGACTTTAACGAAGTGGCACTTACCTACACCGCGCCGCCTGCCATGCAAGCCGCGATGCTGCGTTCGCCCCACACGGGAGAGTTGTACTACTACCTCGGTGCCAACCCTGAAGAACGAGAGAAAATTTCCCGTTTGGACGATGTTGAACAGATTTACGCCATTCGTGACCTTGAGAGAAAACTTACGGCACCGCCAAAACCGACTAATACGCCCCCTCCGATTGTTCCAAGCGAAGGCAAAGCGCCGGTGAAAAAGGACATTTTCGACTTTGGTAATGATGATCCTGCGGCTTTCAAGAAGTTTTGCGAAACGCGAAGGAAAGAAATCGGAAGGCGATAACCCTTCTAAGGAAATGACATGAGCAATACCGTACTGACTATTGACATGGTAACGAAGGAAGCCTTGCGTATCGCGCATGAAAAGGCAACTTTCCTTTCCACGGTCAACCGGTCTTTCGATGATTCATATGCGAAAGCCGGTGCAAAAATCGGGGATACCCTGCGTATCCGCAATCCCAACCAATACACCCGTCGTCAAGGTTCCCGCATTATGTCGGTACAAGATCAGGCTGAAACCAGCCAGAACTTGACCGTCGCCACGCAGGACGGTGTGGACATGAAGTTCAACTCCGCCGAACTCGCTCTTTCCATTGATGAGTTCAGCACCCGCTACATCGAACCGGCTATGTCGGTCTTGGTGTCCGGTATTGAGGGCGACTTGATTGCCACCGCGACGAAAGACACCTTCAACGTTGCCGGTACTGCCGGTACGGTTGTCGGTACTGTGACTTCCGGCTTCTCGGACACCTCTGCCCTCGGTATTGCTCGCGCAAAACTGAATCAGGGCTTGGCTCCGAAAGACGGAAACCGTTCGTGCCAGTTTGACTCGATTACGATGGCTTCTGTTGCCAACGGCATCAAGGGTCTGTTCCTGCCCCAAGATCAGGTCAAAACCGCTTTCACTGAAGGTTTCATTGCGCGTACCGCGATGGCAGACTTCTACGAAAACGAGCGCACCTACGTTCTGGCTTGCGGCTCGGATCATACGACCGTTACCGTCAATGCAACCTCAACAGTGACCGATGGTGGCAACACTCTCGATATTACGGGTGGTGGTGGCGTTCTGGCGGTGGGTGACGTATTCACCGTTGCTGGTGTCTATGCCTGCCATCCTGAAACCAAGGCTCCCTATGCCCATCTGCAACAATTCGTGGTGGTGACGGGAACCAACGGTGCGCTGACCATCTCGCCCCCAACGAACTTGGGTGCGACTGCGGCAACGCTGGCGAAGCGGAATATCTGTACCTCTGCAGGTGCAGCTTGTACCGCAACGACCTTCAACAGTGCCGTGGTAACGGTAATCGGTGGCGACTCTGCGATCCTCAGGCAAAACCTGATGTATCACAAAGACGCTTTCGCTTTTGTAACCGCCGATCTGCCGCTGATGGCCGATGCTGCGAAATGCTCGCGCATGACGCAAGACGGTTTCAGTCTGCGGGTTTGGCAAGGTTCCGATATTCGGAATGATGAACTCTTGATGCGTATTGATATTCTGTACGGCTTCAAGACCGTCCGTCCGTATTGGTCTTGCCGTATTACGAACTAAGGAGAACTCACATGGCTATTCCAGTCTCTCACGAAAACGTTGGCTACAACGGGTCGGACGGTATTATGATTGCCAATGCAGCCGCCGTAAAAGTCGGCTTCTACGGCGCCACCCCTGTTGTTCAACGCGCTACAGCGACCACCCACACCACGACCAACGTCGTCACCTCTGCGAGTTTTGGCACCCTTCAGGTTGCCCAAATTCAGGAGATCATGAATACGATAGCCGGACTCGGTTTGTGGGCGAGCTAAAGCGTGTCGTCTTTTGCATACCGACTGTTACAAGGCCATATCAGGTATGTTTAGACAGCCTTGAAGCCTCCGTCCCGCTGATTAAAGCGGCGGGATGGAGCGACTTCATGGTGAGCGAGGTTGGTTGTCCCTATGTCTCTGGCGCACGGGCAACCATGTTACGCAAGGCATTAGATGCAAAGGCAGACGTAATTGTATTCATAGATCACGATCTATCTTGGAAACCGCAAGACCTGTTGACCCTGATTGAAACAGAGGGCGATGTGATTGCCGGAACCTACCGATTCAAGAAGAATGAGGAACATTACATGGGCGTCATTCAAGATGATCCTGTTACGTTTCTCCCCGTAGTGCGTCAAGATGGCTGTATCAAGGCAACCCGTGTTCCCGCAGGATTTTTGAAGATTACCAAAGAGGCTGTGGACAAGTTTATGACTGCCTATCCCGATCTGTGCTACGGCCCCAAGCATAACCCCTCAGTTGACCTCTTTAACCACGGCGCACACAAAGGCCAGTGGTGGGGAGAGGACTACGCCTTTTCTCGTAACTGGATTGATGCCGGTGGCGAGATTTACCTCGTCCCCGATCTGGACTTGAATCACCACACGACCGAGAAGGAATATAAAGGGAACTTTCATTCTTTCCTCATGCGTCAGCCGGGGGGGTCGCAATGCGAATCCTCCATGTAGGCTGCGGCAATCAAGCCCTTCCCGAACCCATGAAGGGTGAAGAAGTCAGGTTGGACATTGACCCCGCGATGAACCCCGATGTGTGCGCTTCCATGATTGACATGGGCGATATTGGAACGTTCGGGGTGACTTACTGCTGTCATGCTCTAGAACATCTGTACCCGCATGAAGTGGAGAAAGCATTGCGTGAATTTCACCGTGTTTTGGATGACGGTGGACACGCAATCATCTTTGTCCCCGATCTGGAAGGGCTGACCCCGACTGAGGATATTCTGTATATGTCGTCCGGTGGTCCGATCACGGCGATGGACTTGTTTTACGGCTATCGCAAGGCATTGCCGACGCAACCGCATATGGCACACCATACGGGTTTTACCAGCGAAACCCTGAAAGCCGCATTGCTGGAAGTTGGTTTTGAGGAAGTCACAACCAAACGCTTGACTGCTCATAACCTTTTTGCGATCGCCAAGAAAGGAATGACATGCCCCAACTGATTTTCCCCATTCGCATGAAGCACGAATATAACGGGTACACCCACGCTTACGACAACGTGGAGTTGTCCCGACTGACCGGCTATGGGTGGGAGATTGAGAAGCCGGAAGAAGTGCAGACCAAACCCATTAAGGTTGTAGAGCCGGTAGTGGAAATGACGCAAGTCCCCTCCGGTATTCCCAAGGCCAAGATTGGCCGTCCTCCCAAGGTGAAATGACATGACGACCATCGTTACGCTGTCGGGAACCGCTGTTGCAGCGTCAACGATGATTGATCGTGCAATGCGGTTGATCGAACAGATCAGCCCCGGCGTAAGTCCGACTACGGATGAATACACTACGGGTCTGGAAGCCCTCAACGCCATGCTGGATTCATGGCGCACGGAAAGACTATCCTGTACGGCGATTCAAGACGAGTCCTTGACCCTCGTTGCGAATCAGGCTTCTTACACCATTGGGTCAGGAGGTGATCTGAACACGAACCGTCCGGTCAAGATTGAAGGCGCATACATCGTTGACAGCAA